CGCGCAAGACTCCGAGTCAAGCAGGGATAGTCGATTACGCTAAGCGCGTTAAAAGCATTTCGAGGCTGCGTGATGCTATGAAACAATGCATTGATGCCATAAACCATATCAACTCACCAGGAGAGCCTGACGAGAGAATTGCAATGGCTTTAAGTGCCGTATCAAATATTGGATCTGATGAGTCAGACGGAGACATTAAAGATCCTGTTGATGTGCTATCTAACGTGCTTACCATGATGGAGATGGCATTTTCAAGCGAATCAGGCATGGTCGGTATTTCATCCGGCTTCGAGAATATCGACCGCTTTACGAACGGATTTCAGGCTCCAGACCTGATAGTTGTGGCAGCGCCGCCAAGCATGGGTAAGACAACATTCTCGTTAAACTTTGCAGAGCATGCCGCTTTCCTAGATCCCGACCCGAAAAAAGTTTTGATATTCAGCTTGGAAATGTCAGCAGAGCAACTAATGCAAAAGACTATTGCAAACCTTGGCTCACTGTACCTTAACAAAATAAAAACCGGCAAAGCATTGGGGCATAACGCAGATGTTGCCAGGATTGCGCAGGCGCAAGATATCATCAGCAAGCGGCGTAATTATTTTAGAATTGACGACAAATCAGGTCAGACTATCGGTGAAATTGCCGCCAGGGCAAAGCGTACAGCGATGAAGATTGGCGGAATTGATTTGATTGTTGTGGACTACCTCCACCTGATCCAGCCGTCAAACCAAAGCGACAGCGATATCCAGACAATAACAAAAAACATTAAGGGGCTAAAAAACCTCGCTAAGCAGCTTAAATGCCCGGTAATTGCATTGTCACAGCTAAACCGTGGCTTTACGGGCCGACCTGAGATGAAAAACTTGCTTGGCTCATCAATTATAGAGCAGGCTGCCGATATAATATTTTTCCTGTATGACGAAGATTATCAAGGTGAGCGAAATAACGATTCATTGACTGAGGTTATCATAGCTAAAAACCGAATGGGCGAAACTGGATCAACTTTCTTACAACCTGAACTGGCAATGAGTAGATTTTTGGACACAAAGAGACTTCCAGAGCCAAGACATGAGGAAAAGACAAGTAAAAAATTTAAGAGGTACGACGAATGACCTTCAATCCAGTAATAAACAACGAAATACCAGAGCGGCATTTGCAGTTGGTTCGCATTATCTGCGATGACTATAAGCGCCTTACTATTTGCGCCAGGTTTGCGCCAAACATAAAGCGTAAAATCATCAGCTATAAGGTGGTGCATCGTGGCTGAATTATTTTTAGCAAGGCAAGGTAAGTCGCTAGTGCCGTATAACGATTCTGACCTTGAAATGCTGAAAAAGCTAAAGCATGGACAGGTTTATAAAGCCGATATTGTTGCACCTAGAAATCTCAAATTCCATCGCAAGCTATTCGCATTACTTAACCTGACCTATGAATACTGGCAACCAGAAAGCCTGGTTAGCGAAGTTGAAAAGCAAACAGTCAATAATCTGAAAAAGTACATGGCGCATCATGGTGTAACTGGTGATGCGATAGATGCTTTGTGTCATGGTTTTTTAAAGCATCTTGAGAATCACCGCCAGGATTACGAAAGCGCAAAAGACTTTGAGACATTCCGCGAATACGTAACCGTTAAAGCTGGATTTTTTCAGATGGTTGCAACACCTGCTGGATTGCGAAAAGTGCCAAAGTCAATCAGTTTTGCCGCTATGGATGATGCTGATTTTTCGAATTACTACAAGCAAGTTTTATCAGTTTGCTGGCAGCTTTGCTTGCATCGTGTATTTGAGAATCAAGAGCAGCTGGCACAGCAGCTTCTGAGGTTTGAGTGATGCCTAAGTGTAAATTCTGCAAAGCGCCAGCAACGCTTAAAATACAAATGGCAAACTTTTGTAGCGTAGATTGCGCCTATCAGCACGCAAGAAAGCTTCAGGATCAAGCCAGAAAGCGCAAAGAACAAAAAGCCAAGCGATTACATCAGGAAAAAAAGAAAGCGCTTAAAACGCGCCAGGAATGGCTAAAAGAAGCTCAGGCAGTTTTTAATAAATACATAAGGATTAGAGATGAGAAAGAGCCCTGTATCAGTTGCGGTAGGCATCACCAAGGACAATATCACGCAGGGCATTATTTGACGGTTGGCGCTTGCCCTGAGTTGCGATTTGAAGAATTGAACGTGCATAAGCAATGCTCGCCCTGTAACAACCATCTAAGCGGCAACTTGGTTAACTATCGAATCAGGCTAATAGATAAAATCGGACTTGATAAAGTCGAATGGCTAGAGGGGACGCATGAGCCGCTAAAGCTAACCATTCCAGAAATTCAGTCCTTGATAGCTGAGTACAAAGCAAAGATTAAAGCAATCACTCATCCGACCACATACCGCTAAAACCTATGCCATAATCAGGGCCATAACAAAATAGGAGAGTGAAATGCTAACCATCGACCAACAAAACGCCCTGGCAGACGCCAGACAAGAAACCTACGCAGCAAAGCGCCTCAGAATCGCTAAGGCGGCTTTGGACGATTCAACCCTAGCCGGTGCATTGGCTGATTACCTAAACGGCGATAGCACTGAGCTGGATGCGTTATTGCGGGAAGTAGCGGAGCGAATTTATGGCGATTAACGCAGACGCCCTCACTCTAGCACTATCCCGCAGCTTAGAGATTGCGGACGGCAGGAACAAGCAAGCCGCCATGATTCACACTGCTAGGGTGCTGCGCAGTGAAACCAAAAACCGAGACACTTACGAGAGTTTAGGCGTGTTTTTAACGGCGACACCTAGCGAGCGACAGAGGATTGTTGAAGTTACTGAGAGGATGTTTCTGTCATGCTAACCAAACGCCAACAAGCAGAGCGGCTACACGCGCAAGGCCATACTAACTACGCTAAGATTGCGCGCCAGGTTGGAGTTGATAGATTAACGGTGTGGGAGTGGCTAGGCTGTAAGCATGACGCTGACGCATGGGAGCAAGAGCGCCATCGGCACGCTGCATTTTTTAACGGCATGACACCGAAGCAGGAGTATGCTGAACACATTAAGCGCAGGAATGCGCAAGAGGAGAAGATATGAAAAGCCTACACAAGCGCATCCAGCAGCAAGCAGAGCGCAAAGGCGTAAGGCTGTCAGAGCTAAAACCGAACAGCCGCGAGATTGCACAGCGGATGATTGAGCAGGGTGCGCTTTATTGCGTTGGTGGGGTTTATCGGTGGAGTGGTGAAAATGCACATCATCGCTAAAATCCGCAAAACAGGCGAGCAGGTTACACTGCGCAGCTTTGGGTTTGGTTACATTGACGCTAGGGGGCGGTTTTTTCACAGAGATGATGTTAGTATTTTGGAGGTGATTAATGGATAAGATGCGCCAGCAATTTGAAGATTTTGTAAGAAACCACTATTACTTTTGCGAGGTTGATACAGGATTTAGTGAGGATGATCAGGAGTATTGCGATTCTGAATTGCAGAACGCTTGGGAGATTTGGCAAGCATCAAGAGCTTACGTTTCAGTTAGGAATCCAGGTTGGGATTTTGATACAGGTTATTCTTATGCTGACTATATCTTAGGCGAGCTTGAGGACAGCGGCGTTCTGGTAGGTGGTATATCATGATTGATTCGAGAGTTGATTTTGAGTTATTCGCAAAGGAGTATAATTTAACACTAACCAATGGCGGGCTTTATGTGGACATAATAGTTCGCAGGATGTTGGAAGCATGGCAAGCATCCAGAGCAGCGCTAAAAGTTGAGCTGCCGCCAGAGCATGAGCAGGCTTACTGCGCTTATGATGGCGCTGAGTTGCGCTACATGCTCAAGCAAGCAGGTATCAGATATGAGTGATTGGATAGAGCTGCAAGTTAAATACCTGCACTGGCCAGATGAAACAGCGATTAACAACACGGCGCATAATGGTGAAGTTCCGCCAGAAATGACATACCGCATAGGCGAAACGCTGTATCGCAAAAATCCGGCTGGTGCTTATGCGCTTTACTTTGCAGGCACTGGAAGAGGTTGGCGCGAGAGCGCTTGTGTTACTAATCAAATGCTGGAGCGTGAATAATGAAAACCTACCACATAGCCGCCAAGGTTGCACACAGCGGAAAGCACTTAGATTACACTGTGGCGGCTTATACAATGACCGAAGCACTTACGTTTTTTGATTTGCACTTACATAATATCGGATTGAGTTTTGATGCCCTGAGTGAGATTGATGTTAGCGAGGTTGTGGAGTAGAATGAAGCTTCTCCAAGGCCAGTAGGTGTTAACGGATTAACTGCTGCTGGTTGTTTTAGCTTATTCACATGGCGGTTTTATGGCATCCGGTACGCAAGGCAATTTGCACCATAGAGCCGCCAGTTGAATGAGCTGAATGCGCAAGTGGTGATTGCGTTAGCGTCAACCGATTAAACGATACCAGGACCAGAAATGGTTTCGGAACTAGGCAGATAATCGTGGGTAAAACTGTCAAGCCTCACAAACTCACCAGGGGTCAGCTCATTACAAGCCGTTAGCGCGGCAAAAGACCACGGCGCGGCGGGTAATCCGCGCTCTAGCCGTTACAGCAGTCACAGCCGTTTGGCATGTCACACGCTCTAGCGGCTTCCGCCAAGCTCCTCCGACCAGTGAAATTATTTAATTATTTCCCTTGAGTTATATCACCAGTTTGCTATACTTATCTCATCGAAACGCAATACCGCGAACGACAACGGAGATAAGAAAATGACTACAGTAACTATTTTTCAAGCAGGTTCAAATGTAATTTCAACTGGCGCTGATTTATTTGAAGCTGTTGAAGTGGCTCATAGTTTCGGTTTTGATGTTGATTATAATGAAATCGAGATTGCAAAAACAGGCTACGGCTTAGTAGATGGCCAAATCTACTACACTAACGATTACGAATCCCTGATTGGTGAATAAATGACCCCAATAAAAACCCTAATAGAAAAACACGGCGGCCAAGTTAAGCTGGCTGCCAAGATGGGAAAAACTCAATCGCAAGTCGCTAGGTGGCTAAAACTTGGCGCTTATGTAGATGAGCATACCGGCGCGGTTTACACCAAAAGCGCTGATAGTACACTAGCCGCCTAGCGCGGCTTTTATCTTTCCATGCTTTGCGCTATACTACAAATATCAGTAAGGCGTGGAAACCAAGCTGATTGACTGCCAAAAGCAGAATAAACAGGCTAGTAAGATTAAGAACCCATTGTCGGTGCCGCACTAGCAGGCCATTTCCAACGTCAGTGGGTTTTTATTTGAGGTTTTTATGGGTAATAGATTAATTCATGGTGTTGGCGTCTTTGATGTCAAGTATTCGCAATCTGGAATGAAAAATAGAGCTTATAAACTAGCATTCATGAAATGGCGGGCGATGATTTATAGGTGTTACGTAAGGGATGAGAATTCAAATAAATACGTGTACAACTATGACGGATGTACAGTGTGTGATGAATGGTTGATATTTAGCGGCTTTTTAAAGTGGATTAGGAAATTTGACTTTGAAGGTATGCACATAGACAAGGACATAATAAAGGAAGGTAATAAGGTTTACTGCCCTGAATTCTGCTGCATAGTTGAGCCAAGTTTAAATTATTTCCTGACCGATGATAGAGCGAAAAGAGGTGATCAACCTATAGGCGTTCATCTTGAAAAGGAAACAGGTAAATTCAAAGCAAGTTGCAGAAACCCTTTCACAAAGAAAAAGGAAACTTTGGGTAGATTTAAAGATCCAGATAGCGCACACAAGGCGTGGAGAAAAAGGAAGCATGAAATAGCTCTTGAATGGGCTATCATGCAAAAGGATGAAAGAGTCAAACAGGCGCTTATGACTAGGTTTGCGTAGTTGTTTTAATTATTGCCAGTTATCGGTTATACTTACCTGTAAAGGCAGTGCCTGCACAATGTGAGGAACAGTCGGTGACTGGTGAAACAAAAAAGCAAGTTGGCAGACCAAGACTGTTTGCAACTCCACAAGAATTTGACGCCAAAGTCGAAGAATATCAAGCATACTGCAAAGAGAAGGAAGAGCCTGTTACGTGGACAGGTTTGGCCTTGTTTATGGGCTTTGCCGCCAGATCCTGCATTGATGAATATGCGAACTATGAAGGATTTTCTTACTCTGTAAAAAGGGCTAAAAGTTTTGTTGAGTGGCACTACGAAATGCGCTTATGCGGAGATAGACCAACTGGCGCTATATTCGCACTTAAAAACTTCGGCTGGCAAGACAAGTCAGAGGTAACGCAAGATGTCACATTGCGCGATGGTGCAACACTGGCAGAAAAGCTAACCAATGGCAGTAAGCGCTAATCACCAGGCGGCTAAAGACTACCTAAGCCGCTTATCTAAGCTGACACTATCCGAACTCATAGACGCCATGTCTTACAAGTGGTTTCGGCTTAACACGCTTTACCACATCAAAGACAAGAACGGTAAAAAGGTCTTATTCGAACCAAACCAAGAGCAGGAAGAATTTTATCTAAACACGCACGGGCGGGACATCATCCTTAAAGCGCGTCAGCTTGGTTTTACCACGTTTAAAATGGTATCAGACCTAGACGATTGCTTATTCACTCCAAACCACACAGCGGGCTGTATATGCCACAATCTTGACGATGCAAAGGACATATTCCGCAACAAAATAAAATACGCTTATCAGAACATCAGCGAGCAACAACGCGAACTTATAGCGCTGATGGGTTACGACTTGCCAAAACCTGTTAACGACAAGGATAACAGCTATGTTTTCAGTAACGGATCTAGCATCAAGGTGTCTGTCAGCTATCGCGGTGGCACACTTCAATCTTTGCACGTTTCCGAATTCGGCAAAATCTGCAAGAAGTTTCCAGAGAAAGCAAAAGAGATTGTGACCGGCGCATTCGAAGCGGTAGGTATTGACGGCAGCATCACGATAGAGTCAACGGCAGAGGGAAAGGAGGGGCACTTCTTTGAGATGTGTTCAGAGGCCAAGAAGCAAAAAGACCTTGGGCGCAAACTGTCGAAGCTATCGTTTAATTTTCACTTCTTCCCGTGGTATTTCCGCGCCGAATACGCGCTTGATGGGCAGATAGCTAACGCGCTGCTGACATACTTCGAAGAGTTAGAGCAAAAGCACGGCATCAAGCTAACCGACCAGCAAAAAGCATGGTACTCTGAAAAGTGGCGCGTGCTCGGCGACGATATGAAGCGCGAATATCCGTCAACGCCAGAAGAGGCATTTGCACAATCTGTTGAAGGGGCTTATTACGCTGCGCAGTTCCGCAAGATTTACGCTGATGGGCGCATCTGTAAAAGCCTTAACAACAAGGTTAAAGTCAATACTGTTTGGGATATTGGCGTTGGCGACTCAACCGCGATATGGTTTTATCAGTTGGTTGGTAATGAGGTTCATATTATCGACTACTACGAAAACAGCGGTGAGGGCTTACAGCACTACATGCGAGTTATTCACGACAAAGGTTATGATTATAGCAGGCATTACGGGCCGCACGACATAGACAACCGCGAGTTTGGCTCAGGCGCAAGAAGCCGCAGAGATACGGCGGCGGAAGGTATTGAGATAAACGGCAAGATTTACCGTCTTAACTTCGAGCTAGTACCGAAGAAGCCGATTGATGCCGGCATAGATGATGCGCGTGTATTGCTTGGGCGATGCGTGTTTGATGAAGATAAATGCGAGCAAGGCATAAAGGCGCTTGAGTCATACCGCAAGGCGTGGAATGAAAAGCTCGGCTGCTGGGCTGATAGGCCGCTGCATGACTGGTCAAGCCATGCTGCTGATGCTTTCCGTTATCTTGCTGTTGTCGAAGAGGGTGGACGAAAACCAATCACAACACCCATACGAATTGGCCGCTAATGGACGACATAACCAACCACCAACCGGCGCTAGTCGTGCAACTACCCGACAGCCTGCACGTTATCAGCATCGTTCAGGTCAGGCAGTTGGCGGCTGGTGTGGTGTATCGCGGTGATAAAGATGCTATGATTAGGTTATTGGCGCAGGCTGTTAAGGAGTTGGTTGATGAGTAAAACAATAGATTTCCCAGTACAAAAGAAATTCAGCAAAGAGCAAGAGTTATACAGCAGGCTGCAAGACTTAATTCATGAGTATGATGGCGAGCTTTCTTTGGTTGCTGTTATCGGCGTGCTAGAATTGGCAAAAGACCATGTCAAGGCGTGCGCTAATGAAGCGTGACTACAAAATAGACGTCTATGACGCAAGACTAAGAATAGCCGACGATAAAAAATCCGCTTATTGCGAGGATAGTGAAAACGATTCACCTTGCTGCGCAATTTACGGCTTTAATAAAAAATGGTGGGTTATAATTTATCTGCCTGATACCTGTCTGCGCAAGGCTGTGCATGAGTCAGTTCACGGCGCTGCATCCTTGCTCGATACTATCGGGTTAGACATTAGCGCAAAAGACCAAGAGGCTTTAGCCTGGCTTACTGATTACATATTCAGCAAGTGCCAAGACTTTATTGAGAGGTTGCCAAAATGATTAAATTCTTAAAATGGTACTTTAGCCCTGAGCAAAGAATTGCAAGACTTTTGCGTAAGGCGCAAAGCATCGCAGGAGAAACTAGCTACACTGTTGCTTTTGGTGAGTTTTCTGATTTAGCTCGTGCTTTTGAGCGGTTGCCTAATGAGTAAAGTAGATTCACTTCTAGCTCACGAACTACAGCTCCAAAGGGTTGCAACTGAATTGCTACGCAAAGGCTTATATCCATCACTTGATGCTGCATACAAATCTATTCGCGCTATATTGCTAGAAGCAGAAACCATCACCAGCCCGACCAAGCTCAAAGCCACAGAACGCGCAATCAACAAAGCTGTAAACGAGGCGCTGGAAAAAGGCTGGAGCGAGTACACGAAAGAGCTAACCAATATCGCCATTTACGATGCCAGCTATTATGCGCAACTCATCGGAGCTGGCGCTGTGACGCTGAAAGTTCCGGGTAAGCGCAGCATTGCGGATTATGTGCAGTCTGCGTTGATGAGCTTAAATGATTCAGGACTCCCGAAGGCCGGAGTGTGGGCTAAATTTGTTAAGGATAACATTGATAGCTTTACTGAGCAGGTTAATAACATCGTAGTTTCTGGCTACACAAACAATAGAACGGTTAAGCAAGTTGAGAAAGACATCATGCTTTTTGCAGGGCATTATCAGAAAAGGACTGATGGCAAAAAAATCTGGATTCACGGCAAAGGTAGTATAAGGGCTGAGGCTCTAGCCCGCACTGGTTTGCAGCACTATGCCCAATCCGCACGAGAGGCGATGATTGAGGATAACTTGGATATTATCGACCGAGAGTATCCTATCGTCACCTTTGACAACAGGCTTAGCGATACGTGCCGAAACATTGCAGTGCAATACCCTAATGGCTGGCCAGTTGGTAAATCGCCAGTCGGTAGACCTCCTTATCATTTTTCGTGTCGTACCAGTCTAATCGTGGGGATTAAAGGCGCTGGCGACCCGCGCGTAGGAGTTAAGCGTCCAGCACTCGGAAGCGGAGAAAACTACGAAAGCGGCGACAGATACAGAGGGCGCAAATCAACCGCTGCTGGCGAGTTTAAACCTGAGCAGGTAAACGCGAATATCGGCTTCGGAACTTGGCTGCGCAGGCAAGACCCTGTTTTTGTGCAAGACGTACTTGGTAAGACGCGGGCTGAGCTATTTCTAAATGGCGGTTTGCCGCTGGATAGAATGAGCGATGCATACGGAAGGCAATTAACTTTAGCTGAATTAATGGAGCGAGAGAAAGCGGCATTTAAACGCGCGGGCTTGAGTGGTTAGACCTGTTGAGCTACAATGAGTTAAATATCTTTAAGGGCGCGATATGTCAATAACCATCCAACAGCATCCAGAAAAGCTACTAATGGCAGAAAAGCTGGAAGAAACCCGCGACACGGTACTGGGTGAGTTTTTCATCAAGCGCAAAAAGACGCGCTACTTAAAGCACCCGTCAAGCATCGACCAGACAAGCCCTGATGCTGTAATACGCTATGCTATCTATTTAGACAACGCAGAATACGATAATTACCCAGCCAACACACTTAAAAGCCTGGTTGGTCGAATGAAGTTTGATGATACCAACATCGAACTACCAGATCGCGTTAGCTATTTGATTGAATCAGTTGACGGTGACGGCATGAGCTTAACCGGCGCAATGACTGAAAGCGCTAAGCAGATTATCCCAGTTAAGTGGCAGGCTCTTATTGCTGATTACAAAGGGCTGTCAGACGTTGACACGGAAAGCCTATCCCTTGCTGACATTGAAGCGCTGGACCCGCGCGCAACTATCAAAAGCTATAGCCGCGAAAATGTGTTCGATTGGCATTTTGATCGCGTAGACGGGAAGATGCAGCTGACCTATATCATGCTGCTAGAAAAGGCGTACAAGTTTGATCCAACCACACAAAATCGCGAATCAATCGAATCTTATTTGATTCTGGCGCTGGATGAAAACGGAAACTATTATCAGCAGAAAATGGTTCGCGGTGTTGATGCGCAACTGACGCCAGGTGAGCGAAGCTACGTTACGGTTGCAGGATCTCCGCTCCGCTGGTTGCCGGTTTTAATTGTTTCTGACGAGGAGTTGTCAGCAGGTTCACTGCCGCGCGAGATGGGTTATTTATCGCCTATCTGTGAGTTGGCATTAATGCGCTACCGCATGAGCGCGGAGTATAAAGAGACTATCCGCAACTTACCGCCAACGACATACACGCAAGGCTGGCGCAGTGGCGGGATGGACATATTCGCTGAAGCAAACGAGGGTCGGCGCTTTATTATGACCGGCTCTGGCGCAGTGAACAACTTGCCAGATGGCGTAACCGTTGACGTTGTTGGAGTCAATGCTGAGGTGCAAGCCTATGAGCGCTACTTGTTTGATACCAGTCTAAAGCGAATGGCTGAGCTTGGCGCAGTAATGCCGGGTGACATGAAAAACGTTACAGCTGAAGCGGTGGCAACGACAGCAGCAGAGCAAAACGCACGACTGATTAACCTTGCTGATAGCCTAGAAGCGGCTTATCGGCGTATGTGCTTGTACTGCTGTATGTTTGAGGGCTTGGTGACGCCTGATGCCATTGAGCAGAATCTAGACATGGTTAAGATTGAAATTACCCGCGACTTTGCAAGTAGCAAACTGACACCGCAAGAGCGTGATGCCATCCGTAATGACTTCTTAGCTGGATTGATAAGTCAGATGGAGGCGCGAGAGCAACTAATAGCTGGCGGCGTGCCGCTTGAAGATGCAAAAGCTTACCTTGATCGCATCGACAGCGGCGAGGTTTGACGCTAAGCGTTATTAGGTTTACAATTTAGTGGTCATACCAGTGGTATGACTAACATTAACTAAATAAGGGTTGT